AGTGTCACCAGCTCGCTTTCCGTTATCATGTATGCCGACTCGGCTGAACAGGTAGCAGGCAAGAAAAAGAACTGCGCCAACACCCATACCAACAAGAAAACGATTATTAGATATCCAACTTTTGATTTTTTCATACATGCTTTGCCTCCTTACGCAATTTTTAATCACACTTTTTATATTTATATGATTGATATCATAAAATATTATTCCCCAGATAATTTTCCTGCCATTATTGTCCTCCTTCCTGCAAAAATGTTATAATAATTATGCAAAGGGCGTGATTTTATGCTAAATTTCTTAGCTCTAATGATAGCTTTCGGCATGTTACTGTGGTTAATAACATCCGTTGTAGTTTTCATCGGTGGGTTCGCATATTATTTTTTCAAATATATATTTAAGACCATATCTAAAGAAATGACCATTGCTAAAGCAAGATCTAATATTAAACCACTAACAATTAACAAAAAACCATTTTTCAAAATTTTATCCGTAATTATCGTTTCGTTTTTGCTTTTTTATATCAGTGAAAATACTACAGACGCTTCTGTTATAGTAGGCTCTATAGTAGGTTTGTTAGCTTTATCTTGTTACTGTTTCTATCAATCCTACAAAAGCTTTCGGCAAAACAAAAAATTATATTGAAATAGCTCCCATTATCGGGAGCTATTTTTTTATGCAATAATTTCAGCATAATCTAGCATATAACCAATATCAATATAATAGCTAATTGGTATATATGATAACTCTGCCATTATTACCTTATTTTGAAATAGTTACTTTTATAAATTTCGTAATCGGTTACTCCACGTGCAATAGCCTTTGCAATCGCATCTTGTTTATTCTCCAACAAAGTAACATCGTGATCGTTATCAATAAAACCCATTTCGATAAGAATAGCCGGCATATCGGTATTTCTCAGCACAGATAAATTCGGGCGTTCCTTCAACCCACGATCCGGAATATACGGATCAATGCTTTGTTCCGTATCGACCAACTGCTTATGAACACAGGCAGCCAGACGTTCAGCTTCGCTGCCAAAGTTAAACACCAATGTTTCAATGCCCCTCGCATAACCATCAAACGCATTGCAGTGCAAACTGACAAATACATCTGCACCCCAGTCGTTAGCATTTTTACAAACATTCGGATATGCCGGAGATTCGCCGTTTAGGTTGTCGCTCTGCATACGCATTACCTCGCATCCGGCATTTTTCAGATAATACTCAACAAGTTTTCCTACAGCCAATGCTACGTCACATTCTTTTAAACCACTGTTAGGATTCATGGCGCCAGGATCGACACCTGGCATATGCCCTGGATTAATAAATACTTTCATTATTTTTCACGCTCCTTTCAGATTTCAACCTCAATTCTTACAATTTCTTTTTAACAAAAACAATCAATCCACTCATAGCTTCCACGCCAGCATCATTTAAGTTTTCAATAATACTAAGCAGCTCAGTTACAACAAGATATCCTATAACCGTCATAACTGCCCAAGTAGGTTTATCTAAAACTTTCATAACTACATCAACGACAGCTGCAGACAACGCACAAATTAAATAAACACCGATTTTCCCAAGGAAACGGTGTTTCATAACTTCACTTTTTATCTTTTTGGCAGCTCTGGCTTTTTTTATTCCTTTAATAGATTCTAGAATAGTCGGATTTTCAATACCACTATCTTTTAGATGCAGATAGGATATCGATACCCATTTGGTAAAACAATCAATAAATACTAAAAAAGCAAAGCTATAAAACAATATAGCGTGCTTATGCAAAATCATAGCCAACATTGCCGCTATTAAGGCTTTATATGACCAACCTTGTGCTAAAGTTTGAGCAGCTCCAATAGCCGCAAATTTAAAAGATTCCCAGTTCATTTTTGCCTCCTGTATAATGCTCCTTAAAGGAGAGTGATATTTTGAATACTAAAAAAAGAAAACGTATGAAGCTACCAAACGGCTTTGGTAGTGTTGTGCTACGAACTGACGGTAACCGCCGCCGCCCATGGTCTGTAAAAGTCACAATCAACGGCCGTCAAAAATCAATCGGTGACACTGCTACCGAGATTGAAGGACTTGCTTTACTCGCAGAGTATCATAAAAATCCGTCCCTTTTTGCACCAACGCTGATCACCTTTTCAGAGGTCTTTGAGTTGATGCGGGCTGAGCGATTTCCCAAATTGGCTAAAACTACACAGGTCAATTACCTTTCGGCATACAAGCACTGCAATAGATTGTATAGCAAGAAGTTTGCCGAGTTAAAAATTGGTGACCTGCAGGCCGTTATTCGTGATACACGTAACGCCGGCGCTCACTACGCTATGCAAAAGAAGGTTAGACAGGTATTACATCATATGTACACATATGCCGTAAAATATGAAATTATTGACCCTGCCGCCAACATTAGCCAATACATAGACATTGATCAGCACGTGGTTAAATACCCTAAAACACCTTTTAACACTCGACAGATAAACAGAGTAAAAAAACTCGGTGATAAATGGGCTATGACGGTGCTCATGATGATATACGCTGGTGTTCGTACGTCCGAACTGCTATCTGTCGTTAAAACAGACGTCAAACTGCGACAGCGATATTTTATCGTTCGAGAGTCAAAAACTGCTGCCGGTCGAAATCGTGCTGTGCCAATATCAAAAAAAACTATACCCTATTTTGAATTTTGGATGCAGCAGCCAGGTAAATATCTCATTACTACAGACGAAGGCAGTCAACTTACTTACCATCAATACCGAACACGCTTCGATTCTGTCATGGCCGCTAGTAGATGTAAGCATACGCCGCACGAATGCCGCCACACCTGTGCTACCATGCTAGATAATGCTGGCGCTAACGATACGGCGATCAAACGTATTCTCGGACATGCCAGTCAAGGAGTTACTAAGAGAGTTTATACCCATAAATCCCTCCATGAGCTAAAAAAGGCTATAGACCTCATTTGACAGCCTTGAGTGGTATTAACCCGGCACGAATTTACGCAACAAAAAAGCCTGTATCCCTTGGTTTATCAGGATCGCAGGCGGTTTGAATTCGGTATGATATTTTTGCATTTTATTATTACCTCATAAAGCTAGTATCCATGCGCTTTCAACCATTTTACCAAGATATTTTGACAAGATCTTCTTCTGTTTTTGCATTTTCCACACGATCCTCCAACTCATACAATTTTGCATAGACACTTTCTTGATATATACCAGCTTCAGATAATGCAGCTTCAAACATTTCCGGATTATGTACTGTAAACACTTTTTCGCTAAGATCATCTTTATTCACATAGACATTATAACGAGTAGTGCCTGTAATTTTAGCTCTGTTATATGATGCCATGAAGTCTACCTGGCTATCTTTATCTGTATCATACCCATAAACCTTACCATCCGTCTGTTCCACCCATACAGGTAAATATAAGTCTTTAATATATCCAAGTTTTATTTCATGTAGTTTCTGTTCCTTCAATTCTTCTAATGATGGTACATAAACATATTCTTTTGGCTCTCCCGCATTATTATCCCATCGATATTCTTTGCCGTCCGAAGCATTACCAGACATTTTTAGATATTGGTCATAATTGACTTCAGTAAATCCTTCTACTGAAGGCTCAAATATTTCATCTGTATAACCTACAACTTTTTCTACTTGTTTATACTGTCCTGTAGGTATTTTTGTTTCAGGCACACTTACGGCTTCCGCATTATCATTCACATCTCCATGAGCAGGAATAGTTAAAAAGATTTCTTCCCCCTGCTCATACTCAATTATGGGTTTTTTAGGTGTGATTTTAAGATTATGATCTTCTATCAGGGTATCAATTCTATTCCCTGCTTCGTCAAATTTCAAAAAAATTCTACAGTCTGCTATATTAGCTGGCATTTTTATTACTTCCTTTCAATTCAATTTTTATTTTGGTTAAACAGTGGGGATTTACTAACAATACAGGTAGACCATATATAACTTTTCCCTTCAAATTTTCAAATGTATTTACAGCAATTTCTTGTATTTGCCACAATGGAAGTCCCAGTGAAGCAAATACAGTTTATAATGTTTCTATATCAGGTATGAATATTGGAGCATCTGGTGGCGGCAGTGGAAAATACTGGTGTGCTTTTGGCGTAGCATAGCAACAGTGGGGATTTAAAGAGCATAATAATACTCATCAAAGTACTGTTAAATTACCTATTGCTTTTAAGAAGGGTGGTTATGTAGGTGCAGCAAATGATTCTGGGACGGTTACTATTGGTATCAAACCTACCGACAAGCAAACAATAGAGTTAAGAGATAACAATGGCGGTGGAAAGACAGGCATCTACTGGTTTGTCGTTGGACAATAAACAGTGGGGAGCTAGTGGATATGCAGTTACTTTCCCGATAGCTTTTAACGTTGTTTACAATGTTCTTTCGATCCCTCAGACAACTGCTAGCACATCCAATGCATATTGGGGCAGATTTTATATAACTGCTCTTACTAAAAATGGTTTCAATGTTAGCGATACTGGTGCTGGCAGCAATAGATGGATTGCTATCGGTTCTGCATAGCAACAGTGGGGAAAATATACCAATTCTGGTAATGATCGTGTTATAACGTATCCTATTGCGTTCAGTGAGTTATATTATGCGAATGTAATTTCACCAGATAACTGTGAAACTTTCGTCTATGGCATAAGCAACACTAATATTAATTACAGACTTTGTAATGGGTATAATGATGATCGCTGGAACGGAACGCAGACGTCAAGGTTGTTCGCTGTAGGACGGTAAACAGTGGGGAAAAATCTTAGGAGATACTGTTAATCTTAAGATAATAAACTTCCCTGT